ATCACAACGCGAACGAGTGCGGTGGGCCGGACAATGTTCGGGTCGCTGCGACGTCAAAAAGATTACTGGCCGCAATGGTACCGAGGTATGCCCGCATACTTTCGAGCCATGCAACAAAAAAGAATTACAGTCAATTGTTTCCCAATGGAGTCGAGTAAATAAATGAGTAATGAATTAACAACGACCAATCAACCACATGCGAGCGAGTTGATTGATAAGGTCGTAAAAGAATTGCAAAAGCATCTTGACGAAGCTACGAAAAACGGAAACCTAATAACGAAAGCATTGGTCTTGGCGAGAGCTTTAAGGACGCTTCAGTCTCTATGCACCCCTGCGGTGATGGAGGACATGATGGCGTTGCAGGGGACCGTTGTCGGATTCCGAACTGATCGCGAGAAACCTAAACATGGCCCTGTTGGATACCCCGTTGAAATAGTTCGCGATGTTTGCATCCAGGCATTCTTGCGAGGCTTCGACGTAACCGGAAACAATATTAACATAATCGCAGGCAATCTGTATCCAACGAAGGAAGGATATGAAAATAGGCTACAAAACTTTCCTGGATTAAGAGACCTTCAGATCAATCTTGAGGTTCCCGAAATACTCGACTCCAAGGTCGCGTTGGTTGGTGCGACAGCCTCTTGGTTATTTCACGGCAGGGACGGCTTTATCGAGTGCGTGAAAAGCGAAAAGCAAGATACTCGCATACCGATAAAGGCCGAAGATTACACGACCTTCGACGCGATCCAAGGCAAGGCAAAACGAAAATTGTACGCAAAGATTTTCGAGCGAGTTTCCGGCATGTCTTTCGAAAGCCAAGACAATCACGAAACTGTAGATGCCGAAACGGTAACGACAGTGGAACCGCTGCCGGTGGTCGAGAATCAAACGAAAACAAAGCCTAGGCAATCTATCCCACTCGACGCGGCCCCCGAGGCTCTACCGGAATCAATCGCTGCGGATCTACACATGTCGCTTGATGCTGTAGCCGATTTATCGCAGCTTACCGGAAACTGGAAGCACTGGGACCAAAAGGCAAAGAACCGAACGTTTACCGATGGGCAAAAGGTCACAATTCGAAACGCGTTTAGCAAACGCAAGGCCGAGTTGGAAGCGACGGTTAAGTCGTGATCGAAACTCCCACCACGACGATCACGATACGAGGCTCGCACATTGCGGCGACGGCTCGTCATGATGCGGGTGCGATGGCTCGTTGTTCGCGGTGTGGTCGATACACCGAGGATGAGCGAGCGTTATCGAAGCAAGGGCTCAAATGTATTTGCGGGAAATCGCAATGGTGGTCAGGGTCATTTATTAGTCCTGACCAAAATAGTAAGTGGTTTGATTCAGAGTCGGTAAAAGGATTTAGCCGTGGGTAAGATGCCAGCGTTCCAATTTTATCCAGGTGACTGGATGAAAGATCCATGCGTCCGTCGTTGCAGCCATGCGGCGCGAGGCGTGTGGGTAGATATGCTTTGCCTTATGTTCGAATGTTCGCCTCGTGGCGTTCTCGGTACCGGTTCCAGTGTGTGGTCTGTCGATGACGTGACTGCGGCTGTAGGTGGTAACGCGGATGTTACGAGGAAGGCCATTGTCGAGCTTGTTGAAAAGTGTGTTTGTTCGGTTGATGAACGCGGTGCCTTTTATTCTCGGCGAATGGTTCGAGACGAAGAAGATCGCAAGAGCACAAAGGTAAGAGTGGCAAAACACAGGAAAAACGGAAAGGAAAATATCAGTAACGGTAGTTGTAACGCAGATGTAACACCGATGTTACACCGCTCTTCATCTTCATCTTCTTCTTCAATTACTCTCTCTCACTCTCGGGTGGTTGCTGGTTTTGATTCGATGAAGTTTTCCGAGGCTTGGACTCGGTGGCGAAAGCACCTTGCGGAACAGCAAAAACCGTTGACCGAGACCGCTGAGGAATCTCAAATCATGGCCCTCGACCGGGCCGCCAAAAACGAGACAGAAGCAATAGAAATCATTGAGTTTTCGATGACTAAGGGCGCGAAGAATTTGCTACTAAACGGCGATCATCGAACTCAGGAACCGAAGCAGTTTCCCAGCGGCGGGAGGTTTCAAAAATCACCACCCAAGATCCCAATTGTCGCAGGAGCAGACGCATGAATGCCAATCAATTTACCGAATTTACGAGGCAATTATTTGTGGCTTTTCCGTCATTCCTTGGCCAGCTTTCGGACAAATCACCGGACCTAAAAGCGACGATGGAAGTTTGGTTTTCAGTACTCGGCGGCGTTGAGTTTTCCGAGGCTTTATTCGTGCTTGGCGACTGGACCCACGGTAGACGCGAACCACCGAAGGCGTATGAGTACGATCGTATCGCTTTGGTGGTGCGGGCGTCCGCTATGTTCACCCGCGACAAGGGTCGCCAAGAATCCGATTTGCAACGACGAGCCCGCGAAAAACGCGAAGCTAACGGAACAAGAAAAGCAATGTTCGACTACGGAATCGATCGCGCATATGTCAATGGCGTGACTTTAACTCAAAAACTAAAAAACAACGAAGTAACGCAAATGGAATTTAACGAGCAACTCGCAGTAATCATTTCAGAAGTGAGGTAGGCCCGTGGTTTATGAATCAGGAGACGATTGCGATGACTCATGCCGTCGCTAGAAGATGTTTTAAGCAATTAACGTTAATCAATGGCTTCGGTCCATCGCTTTTAGGAGTTTGTTATGTGCGATTGCTACTGGGACAACCCACCAGAATTTTACGAATCTAAGGTCGTTAAAGGCCGCAAGGATCATCAATGCAGTGAGTGCTTGCGTGTTATCGAAAAAGGCGAGCAACACGAATACGCCAAGGGACTTTGGGAAGGTGATTTTAGCGACTATCGGACTTGCCAAACGTGTCTGGACATGATTAAAGAAATCGATTTACATTGCCACTGTCATGGCGCGCTGATGGATGAGCTTCACGAGTGCGATTTCGAGGGCGTGCAATCAGTCGTGGATTTTCAGAATCGCAGGCGGTCAAATTACGAACGTATTTACGCGGCTAAACAGTTTGCGTAATACGACGAACGCTTCCAATCAACCGGTTGCGGCCAGTTGATTTTCCACTTCAAAAACCTTTACCCGCAACTCGGTTGCATTGGATTGTTCATCGTGCCGAGAAATATATCGTTTGCCCTAACGACAGACCAAATTCGGAAACGGACCAAAACCGTCACTCGTCGCGTTGGATGGAAGAATCTTAAACCGGGACAGATTCTAAACGCGTGCGTTAAGTGCATGGGACTTAGGCCCGGCGAACAGATTCAGCGACTGGGACAAATCCGGGTTGTGGATGTTACGTTTGAGTCGCTTGACACTATGCTCCAAAGCTCTGGCTACGGTCGTGGAGAATGCGAGATGGAGGGTTTTCCCGGCATGACAGGCAAGGAGTTTGTTGAAATGTTTGCTGGACACATGAAATGTAGTCCTGAAACAGAGGTAACGCGGATCGAGTTCGAATACGTTAAACCGGTCTGATGAACGCTTTGCATAACCGGGTCAACCGAGGAAAAATTATGATTCAAAATGAAATACCGCCGGTTGCTCCGGTTCATGCAATTGTTATCCCGTCAGTACCCTTTCGTCCGTACTATCAGGATGAAGCGGTGACGATTTACAACGCAGATTGTCGGCAGGTTTTACCCTTCCTGGGGAAGTTCGATCTTCTGTTGACCGATCCACCGTATGGGATTGGAGTTGGCAAGATGCAAATGCAAGCAGGCGCGAAGCGAAAGGAGTTTGATAGTTTCCAATGGGATAACGCAACACCAAGCCAATGGTTAATGGATGCGATTTTAGAGGCGGCAGGCAAGCACATCGTTTGGGGTGGAAACTATTTTAGCGTAAAGCCGTCCAGGTGCTGGTTGACATGGGACAAGATTCAGGAGTTTAGTGGCAGTGATTTTGAAGCGGCTTGGACGACTTTAGATAAGCCGTGCAAGACGTTCAGGATGAGCAGGGTAGAAGCACACACGAACGGAAAAAGCCACCCAACAGAAAAGCCTTTAGGCTTGATGAAGTGGTGCATAGGGCATGCTGGCGAAGAAGTCAAAACAATCCTCGACCCGTTTTCGGGGAGTGGAACAACCGGCGTTGCGGCGAAAGCCGAAGGCCGTAAGGCAACGCTGATTGAGATCAGCGAAGAGTATTGCGAGATAGCGGCCAAGCGACTGTCGCAAGGCGTGCTGTTTTGATCGGGATAACGAAATAGTTGACCGATGCACCGGTTGACGGTTCAACTTCAAATCAATGTTTGGCCGGTGCTTCGGTCCAACGCTTTGTTATCGGGTGATTTATGAATTGGTCTGAAGTATTTAAGTTTCTCTGTTCTGTCTTTGGCATGACGATAGTGATAGTGGTTTTCGTTGGATTGCTGGTGTCTCCGCTGGCGTACCTGGATGGGCGGGCGAAGTCTCGGTGGATCAAAGAAACAAGAGGAATCGATATACCATGGTATGAGGCGATGATTTTGAAAGTTCACGTCAATTCAATCGACGCGGACGTTTCATCCCGATAACGAATGTCATCATCGAGTCCCCGCTCGGTGATTTACCATCAAAACAAGCGTCGACGGGGACTTCGATGCATGACTTTGTTATGCGGCGGCGATTATGTGCGATGTTGTTGTTATCGACGGCGATGACCGAAAAGAAATAGAAACAGCAGGTGGACTATCTGACGAGTTAAGCGTGCCGATTGCATTGCTTGCGGGATGTGCGTTTGAACCGTCAAAAGACCAATGCCTTTGTACCGTCGACGTAATGGCGATGGCCGAAGCAGCCAATCGTGGATGCCGAGATGTACAGAAAGATTGGAAAGAATGGGCGTTTGTTAGCCATGTCATTGAGGCTAAGAAAAATACGCAAATCGAATAAAGAGATTTGCGGGAAACCGTCCGCATAACGAAATAGTTGACCGATGCCGTCAACAAAAGAATATCAATCAATTTAAAGGCTGCGGACGGCTTCGGTCCAACGCTTTGTTATAGGGCAGTAAATGAGTGATTCAAACCGCGAATGGGGACAGAATACTGACGATGCGATTCACCGACGCAAAGTGATTTCGAGTCTGAATAAGCACAAAGAGATTGGGCCACTAGATGACGGGTTCCAATATTTCTGGATCAAGGATCGTGGCGCATTGTCTGCAAAAGACCTTCGGGTAATTGCCGATGAACTGGACGCTAGAAATAAAAATTGGCGGGAACAGGTCGAAAATAATCTGTCCCGATAACGAATAGTTGACCGATGCACCGGTTGACGATTCAGCTTCAAATCAATGTTTGGCCGGTGCTTCGGTCCAACGCTTTGTTAGGATGCGGAATTATGAGTGCAATCGCGGAAGAAACGGAAGTACAAAACAGCATTGATCATGGGTGGATTCTTGCGCGTGAGGGAATGCTACGAGCCACGGAATGGGCATACGAACATCGCAACGATCTAGGGGACTTTCGAATAACCCTACATCCTCGCAGTGCTCCAGGCGTTCGCGTCTCGCTTTGGTTGTGTTTCAAGGATTCGGAAAAGCACGCAATCATCAACCGGCTCTTTGGCGGACAAAAGGTCAAGAAAACGACGCCTCTTGATGGGCGAATTGAAGAGTACAGTTTCGTCGACGAGGCGTTGCAAATAAAATTTGAGTGGTCAACGTTGGATTTGCAGCCTCGCCCGCAAATAAAGACCGAAGAAGTTGTCATCTAGTCAGCAAAAAACAGTCATCTAGTCAGCAAAAAACAATGGACAAGCAAGGCGAAAACGGATTGATTTTTTGGCTAGGTTTTGGCTGTGGCTTACTGTTCAGCGTGGCTGTATGGTTTGTCATCATGTTTGTTAGGTTGGATTTTCCGTCATCCTAACGAAATAGTTGACCGATGCACCGGTTGACGTTTAACAATCAAATCAATGTTTGGCCGGTGCTTCGGTCGAACGCTTTGTTATCGGGTGATTTATGTCAGATAAAAGAATCTCGTCAGGCGGCATAGGTGTTACTGGTTTACTTGGAGTTGTTTTTGTCACGCTAAAGCTTTGCGGAGTCATTGATTGGCCATGGTGGTTGGTCACTCTCCCTTTCTGGGGTGGATTAGCTTTGGTTGCAGGGGTCTTAATTGCGCTTGGGATCGTCGCTACAGTTGCGATCATTGTTGAGCGTTGGTCATCCCGATAACGAAATAGTTGACCGATGCACCGGTTGACGATTCAAATTCAAATCAATGTTTGGCCGGTGCTTCGGTCCAACGCTTTGTTCGCAGGGCCGTAATCAAATGACATCAGTAATTAAAAACGACATGCAGCAATACCGCGAAGTCAGCATACCTCACGAATCATTCGAGGTTGCGAATGAGCGAGTAGTGAAATTTTGTGATGAATTGTATGAACTACGGAACAAGTACAAGATTCGGGATCTACTCTTCGTGATGCGATTTAGTGCCATTCGCGAGGACGGCATGGAAGCCGAGGCGACGTTGACCAATCATTACGGAGCAGCGGAAAATATGGAAGGCATCGCAGCTTATGCGTATGGCGAGTTGGCATCGCGTAGGCAAGCAAGAATCCAAGACGAGCTTGATTCGTCACCGAGTGCAATTAAAAAACCAAAAGGCCGCAAGTAGGCCCTGCGAACAACTTATTAGTCGATTTTTAACACGGATAATACATGAGGAGCGCAGGATAATGAAACTTGAGGAACAGATGGAGCGGAAGATTAAGTTGCAGGGCTTATCGCCTAATACTTTTCGGACTTATTGGGGGTATTGTGTCGACTATATGCAGCATGTGCGGTCGTACAATGCTAGTGAGTGGCGGCATCCGAAGGATTGTGGGCGGGTAGAAATTGAGCGGTGGTTGTCTTGGTTGTCGACGGATAAGGGTGTGTCGAAAAGTACTCAGAATACTGCTTTGCAAGCGGTGCTGTATCTCTATCGGGAGATACTGGGGATCTCGATCGAGAATGTTAGCGCGATGCGGGCCAAGCGGGAGGCTCACACTCGTGAGGTGCTGAGTGTCGGTGAGGTCGGTAGGTTGTTCACGCAGCTTGACGGGGTGAATCTGTTGGTCGCTCAATTGATGTACGGGTGCGGGCTTCGGATTGGTGATGCTGTTGGGTTGAGGCTGAAGGATATTAGCTTCGATCGGAAACAATTGGCGATCAAAACAACCAAGGGCGAAAAGTGGCGGTTTACGGTCTTTCCGGAGATTGTGCATCAAGCGGTTCGGCGTCAAATCCAATCGGTCGAAGTGGTTTGCCGATGCGATCAAACGCAGAATCCAAACGGCGTTTCGCTGCCCGATGCGTATCGGCGGAAATCGCCTCGTGCGGCATCGTCGCTGATGTGGTATTTCCTGTTTCCAAGCGACTGCCTTAGCGTTGGGCACGAGCGAGTTTTGTGTCGTCATCATCGCCATCCTGATCATATTGCAAGGATGATCAAGGAGGCATCTGAGCGAGCGGGGATTATGAAGCGGGTAACATCGCATGTGCTACGGCATTCATACGCGACGCACTCGCACGAGCAAGGCGTACCGATGCGAACGTTGATGCAACTTTTGGGTCACGCGGATATAAGGACAACTGAAATTTACGTACACTCGGACGAACATCAGGCGACGGCGGCTTTGAGCCCGCTGGAGACGCTAATGGCGAACCCTTCGACTATGCAGATCCATCGACGGAAGCGGGCTTAGTCTGGGACGCCTGGCGTGATTACGAATGGGCAACTTGGCTCTGTGATTGGTGGCGTGAATCCGGTGCTGGAGGATCCTGGGACGGCGGACCAGCGAGCGGTCGGGGAGGCGTAGGTTGCGGGGTAGGTAAGGGTTCGCCAGTATTGACCAGCGGGGAGTATGCGGTGCCGCGAGAATGCAAACGGCGGGGCGGCTGGCGTGGGTGGCGAGACGGCTAGATTGGTGAGCGATCGCTGACCGCTCTCGGAAATCGCTCGTAGATTGGTTTGCGTAAATGGCGAGACGGGTCGATCGATTATCCAGAGTGACATCGACGCCTCGAAATCTACTGTATCACTGGCCTCGACGATGATCGGTGGGCACCAATCGGTATTGGCTCCGATGTGAGCCATACCCCAGGAAGTAAATGTATCCTGCGGCCAGATGTTTGTTGTGATTGGGGAAGTCAGTCCGTGGACAAGTTGATACGCCGAAAGTATCCGCGTATAGGGTGCAAAACCCTGGCTAAAAATGCCCGTAGCAAATATTCGCTCGCTGTCGAATATTTGCACATCCCCACTGATACCGTTAGTCCGGACCTCGCCGCTGGAGTTTCCGACAATTCGATCGCTGACAACTCGAGGGTTGCCGGACGACAACTCTAGTATTGGATTTGGCACGACAATCGCACCCGGATAGTGTGCGGTGTATGTCGTGCCAGACGCTGAAGCGACCGTAGAAAAACTGGTAGGAAGGCCAGGTACACAATGCACATGATCGGGTCTTACGAATGGGTTGGTTGCGATCTCCATTCGCGTTAGTCGTGTTTGCCAGGTGGCTGTTGTTGGCCTGACCGTGATTAAATACGCGACTGACATGCGGTTTCGGGGGCGCAGAACGCGTTTGTCGGGTGCGGCGGTTTGGGTCGATGGTCGCCACTGGAATCGACTGGTGGTGCCGCTGCTGCTGTCGACGGTCGAACGTGTGTAGGGCGCGGTTGTGATCGATACGGCGGCTCCTGATGTGGTGCCGGTTCCAGTCCAATGGCCAACGTAATTGAATGGCTGGATATTGTTCATCCGATTTCGATTGCCTTCCAGTTTTGGAATGCGGGGCAGAGGCGAAACATCTCGTAAGTGATTGCCGTTTCGGGTGGGTAGTCGCACCAAATAAATAGCGTATCGCCGGGCGTGGCGTCGACTATGAAAAATAATTGCTGCGTTGCTCGTTGCCGACGCGATCGACCCGCGCGATCCATAAACATCCCACCCGCAGAAACTTCGTCGCGTCCAAGTAATCCGGTGACCGTTTTCGATCCGCTATCGTAGGTGTGAGTATGGGCGTCGCATTTGATTTCGATTGACGGCGGGAATACTCCGTAAGGCTGTCCATCGCGAAGAACATCAGCACGATTCGCATCGACTAACACTGCGTTGATAAAGTTAGTATGAATCGGTTCTCGATAAAACGACTCCACCCCAACGGTGTACGATTGGTGGTACAAAAATGCTCCGTCAGCAACAAACGACGCAATCACTAGGTGTAATCCGCTTGAGCGAAATACACATCTGCGAAACTCGTTTTGGTGTATCGGTACAAAAGCCCCGGTTGTGGCATCAGGATAATCCGCACTACTAAACAGCGTCGATCGCATCGTGGCCCATATTTCCATGATCTATCGCAGCTCCAATTCCATCATGGACTCGTTGGCAATGTTTGCATGGCGGACAGCGATCAATTCAACGTTGCAAGGATGCTCGACGATTAGCTTTAGTTTTGTGCCCTGAATAATCGTGCCGTAGGACCAAAACTGAAACGGTGATTGGTAGACCAATCGCGGACCTGCCGACGATGCGCTAAATCCTGGGACTGGGTGCGTATGCTCTCGGGTCGATAGAGTGACGCCTCGAGGAGTTAGCGTTTCTAAGTCAAATTCGAATTTGCGTTCGTTGGTCATGGTCGAAATAGAGTTGACTTTGACGTTGACTAGGATCCAATAAAAACCTGCGTTGCAATAGATTTCGTCGGATTCGATTGGATCTCCGTCGGGTATCTCGATCGACCACATGACTGGACCGGTAGATGTATCGGTGCGGGCTCCGGTTAGACGTACTACGCGTGCGGCATTCATGGTTTTATGAGCCGCAACGCGATAGCGTGCGGTTTCCTTTCTTTTATGTTCGTAAAAACCGCACGCTATCGCGTTGCGGCTCATTAGGTCGACTACTAGGTCTCCCAACCAGCGGGGACAAACGCGAGCGCATCGATTTGACCGGACTGGGTTTCGATCTCCATGGATGGTCCGCGTGTGGAATCAAAGGTTAGCGATAATTGCGTGATTACCGTGTTGATTTCGAGCGATTGGACGGTGCTGTTTTCGATGTTGCGAACTAGTTTACCGAGACCCACGAGTGAGGTTGTGCGAGCGGTTTTGACTCGCAGAACTCGACGCGGGACTGTGAACCATGCGGAGGCTCGTTTAGCGAGCGAAGTGAGCTTTGCCGTGTCATCGCGGATCGTTTGCGTGGATGCGACCGAGAACACTTCTTGATCGGTCCACAGGAGCGTGCCCTCGAGGATGCGATTCTTTTGACAGTTCGGGGCGTCGATGATCAGACGGCGAACGGCATCCAGAGCAGCGGCTGCGGAGATAGTGCTTTCGGTTGGCCAGCGTGATTCGATTTGGCGATCTTCCTCGAGGCAGCATGTCACTTGCAATTGCGCCGTGGCGATGTGTGGCAGGTGCGGGACGAACGGGCTGGATGGTACCGACAAGTCACCAAACAGCAATTGGTACTGTGATGCTCCTTCGATTTTTAACGCGACACCGCACGCGTTGTCGAGGGGATCACCCTTAATCGAAAACGGTGGCTCGCTGGGCTTCCAAAAGTACGTTCGTTTATGGCGATCACCCCAGTAAACTTTTTTCGTTGCATGCGCAGTGAACGTAGCACCGGACTGCGTAAACTCAGGCGAAAAGACTTGATTTTCCAGGTATCGACGTGGCCGTAATCCGAGTGCCGATTGTGAAAATCCGTTTTTGTAATTGATCCCCTCCAGTAATGGCAGGTCGTTGAGGACACGCAAGTATTGCGGAGATGGGTAGTAGTCTTGATCGTTACCTTCGGCGTCCTTTTGTTGTTCAAACAATCTGTGCGATGCAATTTGAAAATGGCGGTTGCCAGTCCATCCATTGACTCGCAAAATAAAGTTTGAGCCGACAGGGAAGAACTGCGGCGAGTCGTATATCGCAAGATACTTTTCGGTCTTTTCGGATTGCGATGATACTGCATCCGATTCTGCGGCAATCGCGTCAAGCTTGGCTTGACGGTCAGTTGTTTGTAATGACGTCGGCCATGATCGAATCACACTCGGCTCTGGGGTGCCTGCGGTGTCTTTCATGTTGAGCGTTGCGACGACTCTGCGGCGGGCTCCGCGTGCAATTACTTGGTCGTACTTTTGCGACAAGTTGAACTGCGTTGTGTAGCCGGTGGCTGGGTCGGCAAACATGATCAGATCAACGATGTCGTCGTTGGCTGGGATTGTGTAATCGCCTACGTCGACGGCGGTTGATGCGTAGGTGAATGTTACCAGCTCGATCCATGGAACAGCTGCGTCTATGACGTGCTCGGCATAGTAGCCGATTAGCTTCGCTCCGGTGATCAGTTCGTCGAGTGATTGCAGGAGAGTCTTTCCGGTGCAATCGAGCATTGGTTGGTCGGCGGTGGGTAGACGATCTAGCGAGCCCGCTCGCCAACGAAATTTGATCGCTTTGGCTCCGGTTGCATCCAGTGGTTGGTAGCGGTCTAGGAGATGCTCGGCGATGTCTTTGGTGGACCAGCTATTGTAGGTTACTGTGCCGTTGGAGTTGCGTCCGTAGAATCGATCGAAGATATGGAGGAACGATAACGCAGTCGTTGACGCTGGTGGTTCGGTGATCTTGGAGTCTGCTCGCGATTGCTCGGGGCGGTCATCTCCGTCGGTTAGTTTATCTTTGATCAGCCGATTGAAGATCGGTGGCGAAAGAGCCATCTCGGCCTTTTGTGTGCCGGTTGTGTTGTTGTTAAAAAACGTCCTGTCGATTTGTTCGAAGGCTAAAGCGTTGACGATTCCAACGCATGAAAAAGTTTGCAGGCCGGTTGCGATCATGTTAGCGCCGACCAGTGTTGCTCCGCGCTCGCTCTCCGATACAGCATCGACATAGCCCACCCAGCTATGGAACGTACTGGCCTCGGGGCAATCGACTTCGATCGCTATGAAGTGGCCTTCGATGCTTAGTCGCGATCGCGTGACCATCGTCGCGGAATTGAATTCGCGAGCCTGGCCATATCGATAGGTGAACGAGGCGGTCGGGATGGTGGGAGCTGCGGCGATCGATAGGCCCGTGACGAGGAGCCGCTCGTCGAGTGTCCAGGAATCAGCCCAGCGAGCCTTTCGGTAGATCCGATATGTACCCGAAAATGCGACCGCGCTACCGAATGTGATAATGTTGGTTGGCATGGATTAAGTTACTAACCTCGGTATCAATGTCCATGCGGTAACGACAACAAAAGCAGGCATGAAATAAGCATCTGCGGTCATGTAAAACGGGATGGCTTGGATTGATTGGACTTCGGCGTTTTGAACCATAAATTGCACGCCCTGAGCGAGGTAGGAAACATCGTCCTGGACTACGTTGACGACATCCAATTGAGGGCCGTTTTGGTAGTTTTGTTTGAACGTTTGAGCAAGTACAAACGTTGGGAATACCGATTCGGTTTCGACTGTGATTGGCGTGCCCCATCGGCCTGCATAGATTGCGGCGAACCCATCACGACCGGGCTTGGTCTCGATAGAGAATTGATATGTCGGACGGGTTAGCGGCGTGTTCGATAAAAATCGAACGAATTCAAAACTGCCGATTGAGTTGACAGGTGCGGGCATGGTTAGTTGGCTCCCACGACTGGAGGCATAGCGGCCTGGGCTCGGATCGCGTTCGCGGAGACCGGTGGGGTATTGCCTGCTGCACGGTTTTTGAGTTGTTGCCGGAGCAGTTCGTTTGTCTCTCGTTGAAGTTCTGCTTGCTCGTTACGGCCTCGCACCCCGGCAGTGGTTATTCCTATTCGTTGATCGAATGCGATCTGTAGGATCATTTGAATTGCTTCGTCGATCTTCGCGATCTTATTACCACCTGCCACGGTTCCGCCTTCGTAGCGATTCAATTCCATGCGTCGATTCTCTAGTTGCCCAACAGCGATGTTGGCGGCAGCGGCTGTGTCATTGCCCGCCTGTAGATATTTATCATTCTTTTCTTCTATGTAGGCTTGGCCAGCGCCCATGATAACGCCCCCACGATTCTGACGCAGCGTATCCTTTTTGATCTCGTCAATCAGTCCGATCGTGGGTTTGTCGCCTTCGACTTTATTTGCCTCGCTGATTGCTTTGGCCCTCGCACTTGCCCGAGCGACGCGCAACTCGGGAGAGAGCGTTTCGTCTTCGGCAGCCGTCGTTTTAAAAACGCCAGCGTCAAATCCAAGTTCACCTTTGTTTGCATCGATTCGCTTGGATCCTGCGCCACCCTGGACGAAATCGCGGATCGCCCCTTGGTACGCAACCTCGCCAACTGGGTTCGCCAAAAATGCTTCCTGAGCACCGACGTTATTCTGTAATGCGTCTCGCCGACCAAAGAAGGTTCCCGTGTCAGTGACGCTGGCGAGTCCGTCTCGCTGCGACTGGAGCCCCTGGAGTTTCTTCTCTTCGTCGGCAGACAGCCCGACGTCTTCTTTCATTTTGTCGCGGCGTGCAACCGATTGATCGTATTCCAGTCTGTCGCGTATGGATCTTGCATCCGTTCCGGTCCCAGCGCGGTCGGCGTCTTTTTTCTTTTCAACGACGTCGAATTCGGCAAGTGCTAGTTGGGCCTTTTCTATTTCAGTGACTTTTTGCTTTTCGACTAGCGGTGCGATCTGCTCGTCGAGCTTCCCGATGCTTTTTGGTAAGTCGCGAAAGAATTCGTTTAGCTTGGCCGACAGGGTAATGACAGCGGTCGCTGTGCTATCACCGGTCTTGTCGGTAGTGGCCTGTGTAAACTCACTGAATGTTGCGGCGAGTTCGCGAGAGGCTTCCTGTTTGTCCTGGCCTTGGACTGTATTGACACCGCTTGCAAGGGCTTTCGCGAGCGTCGCCGATAGTTTGGCTGGATCTTCGATTCGAGCTTGCTTGCCTGACTGCAATAGAAACGAAAGATTCTGCTCGGCATTGTCGATGCCCGTGGCTTTGCGAACGTCCAGGGCTCCCGTCGTTACGGTCGAGAGTTGTTCGGGGCTTAGTGACGTGATCTGAGCAGCCGCTCTCACTGCATTCTTGGTTGCGTCGATGTTGCCGACTGCGCTAAAACCGGCCCCCACGGCTTTCTCGACTTCAGCACGATCGATGCCGAGTTCTTTCGACAGTGCTCCGGATTCTGAGATCGCGATCGCTTTTTCTTTTGACGACAGCCCGGTTAGGTTTTTCGATGTTGTCGACTGAACTTTGGCAAGTTTCTCTGCTATGTCCAAAGCCTCTTTTGCAAGGTCTTTTTGATCGCGTAGGTTTTGCGTGTAGGCTGATGCGACGGTGTTGAGCGATAGATATGACGCGGCTAGACCAGCGAGACCAGATGTCAGAGAGCTGTTGTGCGTAGACTGCTCGTCAGCGGATGTTCTCGCGGCATCTTTCGTCGCATTGATTGTGGCTATTTCTTCGTGCCTGAGACGGATGACGGCTGCCTGCTCGCGAGTCATACCGGATTGGATTGCGCGAAGCTCTGCGGCTGCGGCCTTGCCCTTGGTCATTGCGACGACTTCGCGGTCGAGTGCCTGGACTGTTGCCTCGTGGAGCTTGTTTACCTTTGCGATTTCGGCTTGGTTTTTTTGGTGTGCCTTGACGTGTTCGTCGGCTGCGTTTTTCGCTGACGAGCCGGACTTGTCAAAGCCTGCCTGGAGCTTGGCTTGCTCGGTAACCATCTTCTGGATAGAGCGTGCGAGATTTGCCTCGTCGCCTGTGAGTGTGACTACTAGTTCGGCCATGTGCTAGGATCCCCCTCGTGTCAGGTGGTAGTGGGACCAGTCGGCGTGGCTTGGTCGGTAATCGCTGGGGGTTCCGGCGTCGATACATCGTGCCCATCGGGTGTGTCGCCAGTAGCGAGGGCAATCCTTTTTTTTTGCAGGATTTCGATACCAGTTGCGTAGTCCATAATCGCGGCGATTATCCGGCTTCGATTCATTTGGTCGAGCAGCCCCAGGAGCAGGCTTTCCGATGGTCCCAAATAATAATTGGCAGTGAGTGCGGCAATACACCAATCGTTGAGCGGTGCAAATACAAACGAGCGACCAATCGCGGCGGATTCTGCCTCCTTGTATGCCTGCATGGATTTCCAGAGGTAGCGATAAATTGGCACGACATCGCCAAGCATCCACTCGCCAGTAGATTGGATTTCGATCGTCCTCGGGAGGCGGCAAGACACGACTAAATCGTCGTCGTACTCGACTGCGGCAGGGACGAGCCATGACTTGGAATCGCCGAGTGTTACAGATTGGCCGGGGAGCTGGCTTTCGCGCTCGAGCGATTGCGGGCCGGGGAGACCGCGAGCGGTTTCGTATCCGATCCAAATGTCCGACGGAAATGCCATCGGCTGCCATGTCTGGGTGTTGGTGAGGTAACGATCGCATTGGCCTGCACCTTGGCCGCCTGCCTCGCGATACAAGAGCCATCCACCGCTACCCGTCGGACCAGTCGAGATTTGTTTCGCAACGACGCTGCCGACGTGTGAGAGCCCTAGCCGCGCCAATACATCAGGCGTCAGCCGAACTAACGTGGCGACCTTAGCCTTTTCTGCGACGATTTGGTTTGGGACGAAGTAGGAAAACATGGGGGAAGTTGGCAGTCGTCAGTAGGCAGTTGGCAGAAAATGCGACTTAGGATTCTTTGGCCGGTTTCGGCTTTGGTGCAATTGCTGGTTTGGAGTCTGCGTCGATGATTGCGATCGCTGCATCGCGTGAGTGGCCGCGTCGCATGTGCTTGGCAATGGCGGCTTCGCGGGGGTCTGGTGTTGCGGGTGCTTCGCTGCTCATGATTATCCTTCGGTGCTTACGGTAGGGCGGTTCCGGCGGTGAATACTAATGGTGCATTAGTGCCATCGTCAATTGTTGAAACGTTTACAGAGATGACGCCGGGCTCACTGACGGTCGAAGTGTGCGAGGCGACGCGGGCCATGCCTGCGGCGGTAATACGCATGTGCGTCGCGCCTGTTTTAAATCCGACCTGGTTGTTGAGCCGACTGCGTAAGAATAGCGACGTGTCGGCATGGGTTAAGACCCTTCCTACGTAGGGAAGATCCGCAGTTGAGAGCATTGTATTTTTCTGAGTCGACAATGATAACGTCGGCTTGATTGGCGTGATTCGTAGCGACTTCGGAAAGACGTCGCTGCTGCACCGGATGTACTCGACGGTTTGGTTTAGATTTATCGCAAGCGATTGCAGGCAACCGGCACTGACTCCCCCTAGCGAGACTGGCCCAAGGGAAAACCGTTCGTCGTCCGCTGCAACAACAGTCGGTAGGGTCGCTGCGGTATTAATCACCAGTGGCAATACTCCGCTGGAATCTGGATCCAGAACGCTCATGGAGCACGACACAACCGCGTCCTGGTTTGTCTGCGCGTTAATCGTCGTGTAGTGCATGTACGCACGATTGATTGTGATACTGAGGTGCGAGCCAGCGGCTCGTTCGCGGCCAAATTCGTCATACCTTGCGAAGAACAATTCGGCACTCGTGTAGGTTGGCGCGGGAGTAATCCCGATTCCGATTGGCAAACCCAAAAGATTACACAATCCGATCACCTGCTCAACCGCATGGGTGTCAAACGTTAGCGTGGCATCTTGGGAAAGGATCGAATTAAACCGACCGTAGATCGACCCAGCAGTGATGTTATTTTCTTCGGCTGCGTTAATCGCCAGATTGTGCCCGCGAACGCATTTTAAAAGGACCGGAGCCGCACCAGTTAGTCGGATCGAATGCAGTGTGAACATTATCTTGGGCTCGCTGTACTAGGATCGAATTGAATCCGGAGCGAGTCAAGAGTAGGGCGTCAGAGGGGGTGTTTCGTTTTGCGTTTAGCCTCTGTTTAGATGGTCATTGAGACGGTTGTCGAAGGCGGTTCCGATAGATGTTGCTTCGCGTGCGGTGATCGAGACGAACTCGGCAGCGTACTTGGGATTAAAGTTTAGTTTCCTAGCGTCCGGAAGAGAGACGCGGACGCCTTTTGAGTTGGCCGTTAGCCGGGCGGTGCGAGCGTTTCGGCGGGTTTCGCCGGACCAAACAAAGGGGTCGGCATGTCCGAATTTGCGAAGCTTTCGGCCAAAATACGATCCCCAAAATAGCTTCGACCCGCGTGCGAGATTCTGACCGGCACGAGGACTGTATCCGGCCTCGACTGCGTGAGCGGATGTAAATCGCCGGGGGATATTATTGGCGGCGAAATCGCGGCCAGTCTCCGACCACGAAGCGGCCATCGCAGCACGGAATCCGGAGAGCATCTTTCGCCCAACAATTCCGCGTTCTTGGATTTTAACGAGGCCCATCATAATGTTATTCGCTGCCTTTGATCAGTGCTTTCATCTTCTCGTTTGCCGCTCGCAGCTTATTGTTTTCGTGTCGCAAAACTGCAACCTTACCGATCGCTCGCTGTAGTTGCTCCCAGTATCTTTTCGATCTTGTCTTTGCGTACTCTTCCTGCTTTTGCGAATTGATCACGATGCGTGCCATCTGCTCTATCGTTACTTCCGGGCAGTCGAGGCAATGTCCGTCGTACTTTTTACACTTCGGACACATGCCGAGTTCGGGTATGTCCCGCAACGGCCTGCCTTCCTTTGGATCGTATAGTTCGGTCCAATACGATGCCATAATTATCTGATTTCTTCCGCTACTTCGATAGCCCTTGGATTAACTAAGTCGTCCTTACGTTTGATTGCTGATGCAATCTCCGATTCGATTCTAGCGATTGCTTGTTGCTTTTTAATTTCTGCAATTTTAGGATCAGCCCCTAGCAAGTCGTAAATGTCGGCTAACTCTTGCTTTGCTAAATCGCGATCAATTCGAGATGTTGCAAGGTCCGTTTGCAGCGTTGTGAGATCGTCGCTGAGTTTATCTGTCAAAGCCTTAGAATCATCGACTTGCTTTTGTAGTGCGGCTTCGTGTCGTTGCGACATACCCAGATCGAATTGAGGCACTAACGCAACCAATTCAGCCTCAGTTAAATCAACCATATCCATTTGCTTTACGACTTTACCCGCATCATCGACTTCGATGCCAGTCATCCCCCATGCTCCACCACGAACTAGGTTATGGAGGTTCAAAGGCATTACCCATATCAATCGTTCTGGAATTATCATTTTAGTAGAGTACACTCCATGTTGTGCCATCGCATCCTACGTGCTTGGCTAATGTAAGGTCGTAAGTAATCGCCCTTGCGTTTGACGCCGCTAAGGGAAGTAAAGCAGTTGTGTAGCCGGTAAAAGTTAGTAGGCCGGAAAGAGTTGCTGAGGCGGCTGTTAGGTTTGCATCGGCTGTATCACCAGAGTTTCTTATTCTGGTTTCGGTGCCTCGTAGATTTACACTTCCTGACGCACTGTTTAAATACGTGTTCGTTATGTTCATGCCGAATTCACCGACATAATTATTTGCAACATAAGCTACAAATCGAGGAACATTTGAGTCTGCTACTGCCAGCAAGTAGGTGCTGTTACCGCCAACTTGCACTGTCGTATTAGCATTCAACGCACCGCTAAACGTCCCACCCGCAAACGCAACATCGCTATTCGTCGCAAGTCCCAAAGCCGTCCTCGCCGCACTTGCATTCGTCGAAACTGGTACGGCACTTCCACCGCTTGTATTTGCCAAGAATGTATTATTCTGGATTGCTGGTAAGCCCGTTGCGTCGATCGTAAAAATACGCGAATTGCTACTACCCGATGGGGTAATTACAATATTGGTCCCTGCCGTCAGCGACCCTTCGATATGCGTTCTCGCCGCTGCACCGAAGTTACTGATTGAACTCGCTGCTTGCGTGCCAGTGTGATTGTCACGAGCCAAAAGAAAAGCGTTCAATGCGTTGCTGAATATTTCACGAACTATACCGCCGGACTCGGCCCGAATGACAATTACTTCACCGGCTAAAACATTGCGACTAACCGACCTCGCAAGCAAGAATAGTCCGTTGTGGCCGAGCAGACAGTTTTTGTCAAAACGAATCGTAAATTCGCTGCCTTGGACTGCCCCTGTAATCCCCCATAATTCCCCCTCGTTTTGAGGGTCAGTGGCTCGAACCCAATCACTTGTTGCGCTGGTTAAATCAAGGCCGAAATTACTGATCGGGATTGAGTGGCGACCGTTGCCAAGTCGGTCAAGTGGCGGACGTGTTGGTTGTCCACTACCACCTGTAGCCAAATACCATGCGGACCATGTGCCGTTGTTTAGATCACGCCGATAAATTTTCGCATAAGTCTCATAAGCATTGTAAAAAAGTTGCACCGCAAATAACGCAAACGGATGTGTTGCCTCTGGTCCAATGTTTGTCGTGATTACAACGCCTTGATACTCAGGCAGTCCCGCACCTAGGCAAAAGTTAATTCCTGGCTCTGTGATCTCTGAAAGCAAAGAACCGAATGGCTTAGTTGGATTGGCTCCAAACAATTGCGGCAGGTTGTTTATCTTCGTCGGATCATACGGCAACATTGCGGTGTGCGTTGTTACTAGCTGTTGTTCCAAAAGCGTGTAGCCGTAGGCGTATAACCTATGCGACATGTGCACTCCATCACCTTCCCATCCTTGGGATTCGATGTTTGCGTATGTTCCCGTTGCTCTCCACAGATCAAACAAAGCAATCTTGGCTGAGTCTACTTTTGACCGCAGAAACTCTGCGATAACTTGCGTGGCTGCGTCTGTCCCCGCACCTGCATAACTATGAGATGCCACCCATAGCACTGATCGGCGAGAGTTGCCCGCTCTGGCAATTGCCATCACGCTATCAAACTCTGCTTGGTACTCTGCGATTGTGTCCGCAAAGTGAAAAGTGATAAGTGCTGGGTCAAGGTCTGTGAGGATCGGAGTAACGATCGCAAGCGGAGTGGCCGTGAACTGGCTTGGGACAATACCACCCTGCGACATTGCAAAACAGTCAACACCTGGAGTTGCTTGCGGGTAGCCCACGTAGATGCCAATTACCTTGACTCGACCACCTGCCGAGTGTGATAGCCGGACATAATACGAGCCCAGCGTAACCGAGACCGTTTCGACTGCACCTATCCGAGTTGCGTTGCTCGTGTTGACCGTTGCTCGTGTCGTCCATGTTATGTCGTCCGGGCTGGTTTCGATTATAAACGAACCGGCTGAAACGTCCTTGATATAGGCTACTTTTATCGTGTTCCAGGGTCTCGTGTCAGGTCCGTAAATCTGTAGAGTCACAAGCCTACGAGGTGGAAACGTAACTCGTCCGGTTGCACCAAGATCGTAAATTAAACCATCAGGCCAAAAAGCAAATTGACCTGACAACCTAGACGCATCGCCTGTCGAGTCTCCAAGTAATCCAGTCGACGGAAAAATGTCATTAGGCTCGGAAACAAGTCCGTTTGTCGTGTTGCTGAGTCCCTTACCGATGTTGTTGGGGAACTCTTTTTCAAGCCGAATCGATAGCCAGCCCATCATGCGTTCAGCAAGCGAGTCTCCACAGTGCATGACTGCGACACGCCGGATAGCATGACCTGTTCGATTTGTCGCTAAAGAATGGAGTCGCTCGAAGTAATTGCGTAGGTGCCCAGATCCGTAGAGTGTTACGTTATTCAGCCCAGCGCTGTCTGACGGTTGGCCCGGTAAGGACGCAAAGGTATTCGGGCCTTGGCCGGTTGCGAGGGTGGTGGTGATCGCGGCAGGTGGGTTGAGCGTTGTTGTTATTTGGGTCATCGGGTCACCTCGCGCAAGACAATACATTCGCCGTAGTAGAGCGGGATGACGGCACCGGCTGCGTCTTGCAGCTCGAGATCCCATTGATAGATCGACTCTTCATCCTTGATTGTTTCACCGGCGGGGATGAGTGCGGTTTCTTCGTCAGTGAGTCCGAAGTTATATTCGCCTTGCACCGCGTTGGTGATCGTTACGTTGAGGGTTTCAACGATCACGGTATTGAGTGCAGTCTTTCGGATTTGACCGCGAATAGTGCAACCAGTGAGGTTGACGCGAGTGGCGTTGGGATTGACCATCGTCGCGAAGAACGGGCCGAGGGTTGCGCCCTGGCGAATGAGTAGTTTCATCCGCTCGCCATAGTATCCGATTTGTAATGCTGCGGACATTATCTGAGCCCCCACGATAGTTCGACTTCGGCCATGTAAGCATCTCCATACTGGGCGGCGTCAAGTGCGGTGGTTCGTGTCCAACCGGCGAGCTTGATCTCGTTCATGTTGATCCGTTGGGAGTCTTGCATGAGACCGGTTCCGTTGTCGTTGTAAAAGACTTCCGAAAGTGCGTCCAGGAATTCGCGGGAGGCGACGCTTTCGGTTACGCTAGCGGCAGCGGCTCGTTCGAATCGCATGAGTATGCGACCGGTCGGCGTGAAGCATGACGATGTGTTTTTGCGTGCCATCCAGCCTTGTGTTTCATCGATCCACAATTGCACAAGTGGACGGTAGGCGGCCATCTCGGCGAGTGTGTATTGATCGGACGCGGGCGGTGGCAAGACGTCGCGATATATTCGCAGCGGGCTACCGAGTGATTCACCACAAAAAGCGGCCCAACCGTGATTGGCCTGGAGCGATGCGATGGTTGCGTCTATACCGGCAAGGATTATTCCAGGCATGGGTTATGCCCCCCTGCGGTATTGAGGGCGTGAGGATTCGCCGATCGTTTCGCGGGTGGTGGTGATTACCCAGCGGGATGTTCGCGACTTGGTAAATTCGATCACGCTGTAGGTCTGGCCTTCGTAGAGGATCTGTGAGTAAATAAGCGGCTGGGCGAGGTCGTCAACGAGCACCACAAAGTCGCGGGTCGTGAGTCGTTTCCAACCAGTGGCATCGCGTTTGTTTCGGATGACCTCGGGGTAGACAATGGCAGCGAGTGGCTGATAGGTGTCGACGGATTTGGCTCGATACTGTACGCCGTCGTCGTCGCCAAAAAAGCTCTGGTGCATCTCGGTCGCGTCTGCGTGTAGCTCGCTCCATGACATGATTCACCAGCCTCTCGCGAGAGTCTTAGGAGGAGGGCAGAATCTTGTCGATCCACTCGAGTACCTTGGGCTTGGTCTTCTTGCCGATGCCGTCGATGTCGATGATGTCGTAGCCGTCATCGATCTTGGCTCGCAAGGCTTCGGGGCTTTCGATTCCTGAGTCGATGATGGCAAGAGCGAGACGTGTTTCGAGACCTGGGAATTCCGATTCGGCAATCGTAATACGGATCGCGGAATCGGTGGTGGCATCCTCTGCGGTGTCGGTCGCAACGACAACAGTTGGCTCTTGCGTTTCGGTGACCGGGGTCGATGTTTCCACAGGCGGGGCAACGACGACGAATCCGACGATGCTAGCCTGTTTGTACTGGATGAGTGATTCCAGTTGGCTGGCGTCGAAATCGCTCTCGATCGTAGCGATGCTCTGACCGGCAGGGATGCTGAGGCCGTTGCTGTCGATACGATGTGGGGAGACGATTTGGTAACGCATGGGTGACGATCCCTAGGTGGAGTGTGGACGGTCGACTAGGACGTTGGTAGCTTGTTGAAATTGAATCGCGTTCGCACAACCAGTTGCCCCGAAGTCTTAGGAAACACGGCGTAGCCTAGCGAAAAATCACCGCCACCGGTTCCAACCGCTAGCTTGGTCGTGTTGTTCCATCGGACCAGAGCACCTACGGCAAGGGTCGTTCCCGATGCGGCAGGCACTTCGGCAATAACGTGCAACTCGACCGGGACTAGATCGCCGATACCTGCGTTTGCGAAACCGCCAACAATGGCAGCAAAGCCGTCAGGCGTTTGAATGATTTCGCCAGGGACTACGGCAGCCGCCATAACCATAGCCTCGGGACTCGAGTCGTGAATAATGATGTTTGTTCGCATGGTTTGTTCTTTGTCTGGATGGCTTATATGGTCGGTTTATTTTGCCCTGTCGCTCTCGCGAGCGACTGGGTTGTTGAGCAACTAGCAGGTCAGGGTTACGTTACGTTGCGAACGAGTCCTCGGAATCCGGCTAGGCCGATACCGATGTAGTGCTTGATGTCCCATCCGTAGCCCCAGCGACCTGGGATACTTAGCGGCATGGATCGAACTTGCGGTGCTCCACCGGTTCCGGCGAGCTGTCCGATACATAACCCATGTTCGCCACCAGCGGCTGCGAGGAAGGTTGTCGTACTGGATCCAGCAACCACGGCGCGGGTGACTGGGTTTCGGACGCCTGTGTTGATACGAGCGTCACTGCGGACGATGTACTCACCTGCGTATGGGTTCATGTCGCCAGTGGCACTGGTGACCGTTGCCGAGCCAGTGATTTGCTTGGCTAGGTAACGGTTGTTACGGCCAACGATCACGTACTGGGCAGTCAGGTTCAAGGCTCGCACGGATCCATCACTGTTGGTCAGTGTTTGGTTGGCCATGAGGGCTTCCATCACCGCGAGCTGGGCTTGCCCAAAGGCGGTTCCGGTTAGTGCGTTGTTACGCGTTCCGGCAGTGTTAAACAGTGCAGCAGCGTCGGCCATGTTTGGGTTTGCGAGCAAGGTCGCGTATACCAAATCAGGAGCCATCGAGCGAGCCATCTGTCCCATCTTGAGCGGGGCGATCAATTCGATTCCAACTTGGTCCATAAGGGCCATATCTTCGTCGAGGATAAATCGTTTTCCGAATGGTCGAACGCGAACACTGTCGCCGCTTTCGACGAGTTCGAGATCGTTGACCTCGACGCCTGGTGTGATTTCATCGAGCGAGTTAGCAAACTCGATCATGATCATTTCGGTGGCGCGCAAATCGACAACGTCTTTGCGTGGCACCCAGCCAATTGTGGAGTCGGGGGTCTCCTCGAAACCACGCAAAACCTGAGCATTGATCAGCGGGCCAAAGACTCGCGGGAGAATGCTGCTGGACATGGCGTTTCTGATAACTTCGCGGTTGTCGCTTGGGACGCGTCGTCCGGCGGCCTTGAGTGCGAATCTCATGACGTCGACAGTCGATCGTCGTGCGTACTTGTGCGAGTCGTCCATGACCGCGCTGTCCTCGTCCTTGATCGCTTGGTCGTTGTCCAGGTGACGAGCAGCACGGGTCAACCATCGTGCGTCGGTTTCAAGCATCGATTGACCGGATTCACCTTGGAAAATCTTGTCGTCGAGTTTGTGGCCGTGCTTGAGCAACATCGCACCCTGGAGGGCTTCGATAGTTGCTCCGCGTTTGACTTGGATTCCGGTTCGGCCTACGTTGCCACCAGGGATCGACGATTGCGATTTAACTCGCAGAGCTTCGTAGAAACTAGCTCCGGCCTGCTCGGCGGAAAGACCGTTTTCGATTGCAGCTTCGACGACCTTTTCAGGGACGTCACCGGTTGCGAGCTGGCGAATGGATCGGATGCGATTGCGTTCTTGCGAGGCGATTTCGGCTTCGCTGCGAACGGTCGATCGTGGTTCGGTAGCCGTTCCATTTGATGCGGTGGAGGCATCAATGGGGGCGGCTCCAACTCCAGCACCGGCAGTGCTCGCGGAAGCCTGTCGGGCTGTCGTGTGGGTAGTGGACTGGACGAGCAGAGTGGATGCGGAACTATCACGCTGTACGAGGCGACGTTGCTCGAGGGGACTTAATCGATTGACGAATGTCTCGACGGTCGCTGTGTTGGCGGATGGGTTGAGTCCACGTTGCGAAAGGTATTTTAAAGCGCGACGGTTTAGCATCTGAGTCTCTGCTCCAGTGTTGGGGATGGTTCGCCGCGAGCGATTAAGTTGACTATCTTCATCACCTTTTTTTGGTGTTTCGTTTTGCGTTTTTTCTTTTGATCGAATACTGGCGTTTGCGTCGGCACCTTCGATGACAACGGAGACCTCTTTGCCTGTCCATCGCTTGACGATTCGCTTGGTAACGTCGGCGGCGGTATAGGTAACGCCGTTGATTGATCGCGTCTTACCGGGCTCGATTTCCACGAAGTCCTTTTCGAGATAAACGGCCCGGACGGAGACCTCGTTGACGTGCCCCTCGGCGACGCGGGTGAAGATCGGATTGACATCCTCGGCTGCGGAAAACGTGAGCTTGGCAGTTACTTCGGTATCTGTCGGGGTGATCTCGCTGACGGTCCCCAGGACAGACGTCAGGGAATAATCGTCGTGGTTGTTAAGCATCCGAAGCGTGGGCTTTTGCGAGCGGAATCCACGAGAAAGCAGCACTTCGTCGACGATCTTGTCTGAGTAGCGATCGTAGATGCGAACGGGTGTGGGAGTGCTGATCACAGCGACGACGGATCGCGATTCGAGATCGATCGAGCGAGGCGTGATCGATACTCGCTGCATTGCCATGCGACGCGATTGGTGGACGCCGGAGCGAGTGGCGGGAGCGTCGGCGGTTGCGGTACGAACGGACGATCGCAACTCTTGACGAGCTTCGGTTCGGGATCGCTTTTGCTGTAACCGACGGAAACTATATTGGTTCTTGCGTGGCATCGTCGTCGACCTCCTCTTGGGGTTGGTTGCCAATCGCCGCGTCGATCGTGTCTTGGTTATCGTTGAGTAGTAAAAGATGGTCCTCTACACTGCTGGGCACAGCACCGAGGATGACCGGGAGACCCATGTCGGCGAGTGTCTCGTTGTCGCGTTGACGCTGGTCGAGGACTTGATCAGGACGTCCACCGGTGGATGCAATCTCTTCGCTAAGTGATGTCGTTCCGTTCTCGAGCCGGATGCGCGAGGCCATCGCCTCCTTAAACGGATCGTTGCTTGGTGGCTTAGGCCATGACCACCGGATATTAAGATGGCTGGGGCTGTCGATGCGTAGCGTCCCATCGAGTCGCGAAAGTGCGATCAATCGATTGAGTGCTCCGTCGAGGATGCGACGGTTGAACCAGGACTGGATACGTGTGATGGATCGCGAGTAACGGACACCGTCATATCGTGCGGATGACAGATTGTGCTTGCTGCTGTCGTGACGCAGGATCATCAAAGGCATCTCGGCAGGGAGTCCAATGTCTCGCTCTTTGTCCTCCTTGAAATTGCGATGTGTGGCGGCTGGTTGGGTTGCGGCGACGCTGATTGGTTTCCAGCCGGGCGCAGCAGCTCGGGCAGTGCGACGCAGGTTGACCCACGTATCGGTGGGCTTGAGCGGTACGAATTTGGCGTCTGGGTGATCGGTGACCAGCCAAGTTGCTCCGTCGGCTGCGGACCGTGCGGCGTCCATGACCTGGGTCTCGTAATCGCGTAGGTCGGCGATGGGCTGCAAGCCGCCGGCTAGGATGGGGATTCCTCGCAATTGACCAGCAAAACGCCTGCGAAATCCGTGATGGATCAGGGACGAGGCGACGGATTTGTAACGGCCTGAGTATTCATCTTCTTTGATGTGATACGCGATTGGTTGGCCGGTCTTATTGACTTCGATGCCCATGACGACATTGCCTCGCATACGCGACGTAAAGTCGAGACGATCGGCTCCGATGTCCAGGAGCCGATAGTCCATTGCATAGTTGCCGATAATATCTTGGCAAAGAAATTCGCCGGTATACCAGAGTTGGCCGACCCAGCCATGGATGAGATCGACCATGGCTAGACCGTGCTGGTATTCGCATTTCTGGCACCAGTCGGCCCAAAGGGTTTCGATGGTCTCGTTAAACTTCGGATCGGCGGTTCGGACCTGAAGCGATGGGCCGTTGTCGCCTCCGATGTCGGTCGCGTGCGTTTCGATAGCGCCTTCAATAAGCGAGTTGTTCTGCGCTTCGTATCGACTGCGACGTTGGAGCGTTTGTAGGTCTTCTTCGAGATCGTCGTTGATGTCGGATGTGACTTGCACCGATTGCCAATGTGCGGAATTTAAACGAGACGTCTCGGCAGATTCCCAGCGACGCTCGGTCGTGCGGTCGCTGGCATGGTCGGGAATCGCGGGTACGCCGGGCGAACTACCAGACCACCCGCCAACAAAGATTGGATCGTTGTTTAGCATGTGTGCAGGTCGTCCTAGTGGCGGGTGTAGTAGATTGGAGTCTCTTGGATCAACCCGGTATTGGTGGCTTGCTGCTCGCTTGCGGCCTGACGTAGATCGTTCATCAGGCTGTCGAGGTCGTCGCGATTAAACTCAATCTTTTCTTGGGCTAGTTCGCTGTTAGGGATTCCCATCAATGCGATGCGAGCGGCGCGGGCGTGAACGATCGCGGTCGCGTAGTCCTGGGACGCTGCGGCCTTGGTTGCGTTGGCGATCGCCTTCTTAAAATCCGTAACGAGTGACATGCAATCAACCTTATTAGGTCGTCGGATGTGTTTCGTTTTGCGGTGACTATTGAGCTATTTCAATTCGTGAAATACAATTCGTAAGTGTCCAACATTAGTCAACCTGGAGGGCTTTGAATGGATCGCTTCGAAACTGTCAGAAGGCTCGCTGTTGTCGAGGGGTTGCCGTGTAAAGCAATCGCTCGAAAGATGACGTGCAACTACTATGTCGTGTACCGAAGGATGGTAAGTATGGGCATGTTGGGCCAACGACAAAACCTGCGAGAAACGCAGTTGAAAGAGATCGAGCAATTGATCAGATCGGGCGAGTTAAACTACTCGCAGATCGGCAAAAAGTATGACCGTGGAAGGTTGGCGATACTGCGAATTGCCAAGAGAATTGCAACCGAAGACGCGAAGTCTGACGAGCCGCAAGAGTGGCCCTCCGATAGTTCCGAGCCGGAGATAGACTTCACACCGATCGCGTTTCACCGTGCCGTGTTTTGCGAGCGTTGCCAGCAAAGGATCACGGTAAAGCCATGCGTTGCCTGTGCTGCGCGTGATGAGATCGCCGCAAAACGAAACACCGTCGACGAGTAGTCTAAGGTTGTTGGCATGACCAAGCAAACCTTAACCATCGTTGGCGTTTTCGTCCTGTCGTTGGCCGCTGGCTGCGTCCAGGATGATCGTTTGATACGTTTAGCGGATCGACCGCCGGAGCTTCCTCCGTCGAATCTGCCGCTGCAATTGCGACAAAAGAACTGGGTCGATAGCCGTGGGGCAGGTAGTTGTGTAATCGCATCGAGTGTCTATCACTTTCGCTGGATGGGGCAGCCGCAGATTGCAGACTACTTCCGCAAATCTTATGCCGGTGGTCAGACCGACACGGGAATAAAAAAGAAATGGACAGAAGCAAAGATCCCTTTTGTTTTCACTGGCGATAGATCCTATGATCGATCCGCATCAGCGGCTTATGGAGATCCATCGTTTTTGGAGTGGGCATCGACAACGCGTCGCGGTGCGATCATCTGGTACTTCGATTCTCACTGCGTAAATTTCTGCGGTTTCTCTAGGATCGATGGGCAAGACTTCGCTTTACTCTGCGACAACAATCGCGTTGAAAAGTTTATCAGGATCCCCAAGCAACAATTTCTTACAGCGTGGCGAGGGTACGGCGGATTCGCTTGTACTGCCATGCTTCCACCCGCTCCGCGTCTACCATTCGAGGGCTACCGGACGGTAGCAAACTAATCATGACAAACGAAACAAAGACAATCGTAATCTCTTTTTCCGCCGGTCTGGTTGCGTTAGTTTCAGCAATCGCGTTTGGCTTTGGGCTGTTGCTGATTACAACGTCGATCATTGAGTCGCAACCTAAACCTGCAAGCGTGACCGCTCCGACGAGGCCTTGGTTGTTGCAGCCGGATTCAACGCCGTTTAGGCCGAGCGTTGGATCTCCGGAATCGAAAGAATCACTACTCGAAAAGAAATTTGGCCCTGTCGACATGAGCGCGGCCCAAGAGCCCAAGCAATGCGGCGGAATCTTTTCCCGGCGAGTGGCGACACGGCAGTCCGCACCTACAACGACACATCGATACACGTTAGCCACGCCCGAGACAACCTACTTTTACAGCAACGTTTACAGAGTGCAACAGCCGAAACCGGTAGTCGCTCCAGTCGCAATCAGGGCACCACAACCCGTGAACCCAAACCATCCAGCGACTGACCCCAGTAGCTCGATTGACGGCACGGTTGCGTTAAAAGAATCAAAGCCGGTTCCGGCAGATTGTCCTGACGGAACGTGCAAGCTTCGCGGTGCTTTTACCTACCCCGATATTTTCAGCAAGGTGAAGTGATGCGATTAGTTTTGTTGGTAATTCTTAGCCTCGGTCTGTTTTGTCCGGTTGCAAGTGCAAACAAGCCAGCCGACGATTCGCAGCGGCCTGAGCTTGTCATTATTGGCGAGCCTGGCAACGTGCTTGAGCAAGCGTTTGCGCAGCACGACGGCCTGCGAACGATTCGAAACAACAGCCTTTACACGCCGTTACGCCTGAGCGACCCGCTTTATAAATTGCGATACGCCTCGTCGATCAGTGGCGTCACTCCGATGGTGCTTTTGCAGCGACCGGGCGGCGGTGTTATCTGGGCATCCGACATGACGACGATGCCTTATTCGAGTGATGCAATTTTTTTAGCGATCAAGTATGCGTACGAACAAGCAAAGGTAGCCGACGCTGCAGCAAAACAGTTGTCTACAGAGGATTGTCCTGGCGGTGATTGTCCGCTGCCAAACCAACTCGACGCACCGGGCTGGAATCTGAATCCATTTGATTTTGCAAAGCCCAAGCACCCGTTAGAAGGCTGGTTTTCCGACACGATTTCCTGGGTGATGATCATCGTCGGCGTCGCGGTTGCGTTAGGGTTTGTTTTAATATTCGGGCTGATTGCCCTCGGTGTCGTGTTGCTTCTCAATCGATTCATGAACTAGGTTTGAACTATGTTTTTGCTCAACGGTATTTCCAGTAATGTCATTACCCTGGTTGGCTTGGCGGGCCTGATGCTCTTTGTGCTCGGCGGATTGATGCTTGCCGCGTTGGTCGGATTCGTTGTGCTTCAGCGTAACAAGCGAAGTGCGAACATTATCGCGAGTGCAAGCGAGATTGTTCGCGACGTCGATTTCAGCGATGGCCTCGACGAGAAAGAACTCGCGATCATCAAGAAACTATTTGCCGATCAAAAACGAGCGGAACTAAAAGAGTCCGTCAAGGAAAAGCTGGTCAAGGTTTCTGGATACGAGACCGAATAGGATGCCGAGCCTATGGTTCTTCTACTACTCTTAATGACGTTGAGCTGTTCGGAATTGCCGAACAGTTGCTCCGACCACTGCGACTTAGTTGAACTCAATAGCTTCCACGACTGCACCGGCAGACACGTTTTCGATCAAGTGATCTTCTACGAGTGGGCACCGGACCAGTCGCGTTACCATGTTCGTGCGTGGATCATTTCAGACGACGATGGCAACGCTGGCCGTAGGCCTGCAAAGCGATACAGAGATGGGCTGTACATTACGCGATGGAATGAAAGCGGTATCAATCGAGTCGTCACAGCAACGCATTACAGACGATCGTGGACACAGATCGACCCAGAACGAGCCAACAAAAAGTTACTCGACGAACAAGACCGACATCAATTTGCTCGGCCCGCGATCAAGAAGCCAGAGCAACCACCAAGCGAACCGAATGAATGAATTCCCACTCCGACAAAAACGACGAGATGGCTGCTGATAAATGGGAGGCCGACATCCGACCAGTGCTGGACGCATCGCCTAGATTGCGTCGGCTGCTACCTGTACGCGGTCCTGGGTCTTCTGGTGGTACAATTCGCGATCGTGTGACGCTCGCCAACGGCGCTGTGCTAAAGATTATGGCCGCTGGTGGTAGCGAATGACTTCGCACTCCGACAAAAACGAAGAGCAACTAAAGCAGGAGGCTTTGCGATACCACAAGCTTTGCACTAAAGAGCTTGAGGAGACGCCGTTGACAATCAAAGAAGCCGCGTTCGTCAACTCGTTCATAAGCCGACAAAAAGCGTCCTACCGAAACGAACTGCTTCGCGAAGTCCCAAAGACAATCTACTGCGATCTTGCAGGTCGGAGAAATAAAAGCATAGACGAGTTCGGTATTAAATACTCGATACCAATTAACGGACCTGTTATCAATTTGTTTGCCGCAATCAACGCGTTGCACACTAAAGTTATCGAACTGGCCGCAACGGCTACGGAACTGGATGACGTCGACGAGATCGAGCTTGAGCGGGAAAAACTCAAGCAAGAAATAGTCAAGCTCAAGCGTCAATCTGAGATCTTAGACATCGACATCAAGACGCGAATGAATCAACTTGTGTCTCGCGAAGATGTAGCCGATAGACTGAGCTGGCTGTCCGGCCAACTCCAAGCACTTGGATCTCGGTTGCATCGTGTTGGTGGATCCGAAAGTCAGTTAGCACTCAATGAATTTCTCGAAAACATGGCGGTTGAATTAGATGGTGGATCGCTCTCGCTCTGAATTGACTTCGTACTCGCCCGTCAACGCGGGGGCACTGCTCGCTATTGCAATCCGCGCCGGTATCGGATCTCCGCCTCGCACGATGCGACAGTGGATGACCGACGAATTCCGCGTCCCCGATGGCCCTTACGTTGGCGAAAAGTTCCGATTCGAACGACAGCCGATTGTCTCGCTGTGGGTCGACGAAATTGATAGCGGTCGCTGGGTAGAGCATGTCTTCACCGGACCATCGCAGTCGGGGAAATCACTGGCCGGATACGTTGCTCCGCTGCTCTATCATTCGTGCGAGCTAAACGAAAAACTTATCTTCTCGGTTCCGATCGACGAGATGGCTGCTGACAAATGGGAGGCCGACATCCGGCCAGTGCTGGAGGCATCGCCAAGGTTGCGTCGGCTGCTACCTGTACGCGGTCCTGGATCCTCTGGTGGTACAATTCGCGATCGTGTGACGCTCGCCAACGGCGCTGTGCTAAAGATTATGGCCGCTGGTGGTAGCGATCAATCAAAAGCCGGATACACGGCCCGCGTTCTATGTGCCACGGAGATAGCGGCATTCTCCGAAGCTTCGGCGAAAAGCGTCGAATCCGACCCTCTACGGCAGATCCTGGCACGATTGCGAGCTGCAACCAGAGAGTCGCGGCGTATATTCCTGGAGGGGACCAACGCCACAGAGCAGATGCTGCCCCACTCGCTTAAGGAGGCATCCTCACAATCGGAGATCCGCGTTGAGTGCCTCCACTGTGGCGAGTGGATTCTACCCATTCGCGACGATCTCCACGGATGGCAAGACGCACAAAACGAAATCCAAGCCCGCGACAAATCCGCATGGCACTGCAACAAATGTGGAGAGGCATTCACAGAGACCGACCGACGAGAGATGTTGCTGGCCGCAAAGCTGATCCATCGCGGGCAAACAATCAACAAGCGAGGCGAAATCACTGGCGATTTACCCCCAACGACGCGACTTTATTTCCAGTACAACGCGTTTCACAATCTATTTTTAACTGCTGGCGACATCGGATATGACTGCTGGGCCGCGAATCAACTCGAGCCGGAATCAACAGCGAGAGAATCTGCCGAGAAAGAGCTATGCCAATTCGTGTTTGGGACCACATACACCCCACCAATCCATACGCAAACCGACATAGTGAGCGTCGATGCGGTCGAAGATCGACGATTAAAGATACCCCGAGGCATCGCACCAGAGGACACGATAAAGATTGTGCTCGGCGTCGACGTCGGCGAGAAGCAATGCCACTGGGTACTGGCCGCGTTTCGCGAGTGTCAGTCGCTGCACATCATCGACTACGGCACCGCAGACGTACCGGCCAAAGAGCGATCGCTTCGTGACGCAATCCGTTCGTGCATCGTCGACATCGTGACACAATTCGCTGCTGGCGTATCGCGAGATAACACAAACCAAAAGATACCGCTCGACGCAGCCTACATTGACTCCGGATTCCAGCCCGATGCGGTCTTCGACGCGTGCCGAGAGCTAGATTCCACGGTCGCCATGCTCCCAATTCTGGGTCGTGGGATGACACAGATGGAACGTCGCCGCTATTCGTTGCCAACTAAGACCGGGAATACAGTCCGAGAGATCGATCGTTCTGGACGTTGGCACGTCTCGCGAGTGCGTCGCGCGGGCATCGACCAGCTTACGCTAGACTCCGATGCCATGAAATTGCTGGTCCTGTCCGGCCTTGGGCTACCACTCTCAACCTCCGGCTCGCTCTCACTGTTCGCCGGTCCCCACTCGGTCCACAAACGGATTGCCAAGCACCTGACGAGCGAGCAACTGATCACCGAGGAGATCCCCGGCCAACCGCCCACCCAACGCTGGATCAAAAAGGGAGCCAACCACTACCTCGACGCGACAGCCTACGCCGCGACAGCCGCTCTCCGCTCCGGATGGTCACCCGAGCGTGCTCGCACCGACGATTCCGATCACCCGGAATCCTGGAGCACGAGCTAAAGTTCCTTCCCCCCTCCCCAGCGGGGATAGCGTGCGTATAAAAAGCCTTCGAACGTCAGGCTTCGCCTCGCGCGCTCGGGATCCGGGGAAGGACCCGCCAAAATGGCAGGCGTGGGGGCGATGGTGGGGGCGGTGAGCCCATTTCAGCCTGTTTGAGCGGCCTGTGTCGGTGCTGTCAACGTGGTCGATACCCAACGATTACAAGGGTTTCGAGTGTTTTGATGGTGTCCTTACGAGTCCTACTGGGGCTACTTCATTCGTGCTTTTTGCTGGTTTTTCTAGTGCTTTTCGATAACGTGGGGGCGATTGTGGGGGCGGTGGCCTTAGCGAAATCAGCCTCAGTGATGCGGTCGTAGTGCTTACTTCCTACCGCGCCATCATGTCCGAGCCAATCGTCGACGATGTGTGGTTCGAATTTCTTCAGCATGTCTGTACGACATGACGCACGAAGGTTGACGTACAGCTTGGGCCATGCCTCTAGCGCCGCCTTCTCGATGGCCTGGAGCAAGGGCTTACGGAACTGGGAACTGCTAGTCGACCGGTAGCGATCGCACACCCAGACAGCCCCCTCGGGTGCTAGGCTATGCAATGCAGTCAGTGCATCCTTGAGCATTGGGACCATCGGTATTACCCTAGTTGCCCTGTGCGCGTAGTTACGGCCCTTGGGTGAGGTGATAGTGATACGGTGGTTATGCCAGTCAATAGCGGTCCACTTGAGCGTTAGGATCTCGCTGGGGATGCGGACGCCTCCAAACCGAGCAAAGGTAAAGATCGTTCGCCAGAGCTGGTCTGGTAGCCTGTCTAGGATCAATTCGGCAGCGTCTAGTGTGATGTAAGCCTTCCTAGTCTTGTCGATACCGGTCTTTACCTTAACCGCGCGGAATGGATTACTATCGATCAATCGCAGGTCGATCGCAAAGGCGAACAATTGCCGAGCCCGCTTTACCTTGCTTCCAGCGGTACTCTCAGCAAACTCGGAATATACTTTCGCGGCAAAGTCTTTAGCGTGCGAATCGGTGATCCGATCAATCGTGACTTGGCCAAAGTAATCCCCAAACTCTTGCTTGAGCTTTTCGAATGTACCGCGATACGATGCCGACCAAGATTTGTTTCGCTCGGTCGCTAAGTATCGATCCATCAAAGTTTCGACTGTGAACGACGCAGCACATTCGCCACGAGGCAGGATAAGCCCCAACTTAGCGAGCTGGTCTGCCAATCGCTTACCAACTGCAGCGGCCCACTTGGCAACGTGTGGCTCGGGAGCGGTGCCAGTTTCCGCCGCGAGCTTCAAGGCGTGTACGTTTTCGCGTACTTTCGCAGCGGCTCCTTTGGAGATCGCCCCAAGCCACAGCTTACGCTTTACGCCTCTGATCCATGTTTCCAGCCGCCAACCGTCCTTGTTGGCGTCGTGGTACACACAAGTCACGAAGCCACCCAGGCGATCAAATCAGCAGCAGTGATGATCCATTCGCGGCCCTTCTTTTTGGCTTTGAGTTCGCCAATCGAAACGGCCTCTTTGATCTGATTGAGAGACACGCCAGTCACCTTAGACGCCTCGCGACGAGTGTACGCGAGTTTCTGGATCGATTGGTAGATAATCGTCGATCCTTGCGAATCGACGAGTTGTGGGTGATCGATGATCTGAGACATGCTGGGCTAATCCAATCCAAGGAGTAGCGGCAGCGGGTATTGCTGATGGGAGTATTGCTGAGTCGGCAATGATAGTCAAGTGGACGACTTGTCCATTTGATGACGACTCAAATGTCTATGCCACTTCGAAATAATCCAAACACTAACCATAAAATAAACAATCCCTACAAACTTGCTGATCGTTTTTTCAATTCGCTCAACAGCGTTAGCCGTGGCACCGTAAGCATTGTCTGCCTTGAACTTATCAGGACTGACGTTGATCGGACTCGCCATCATGAAACCAATTAAAACGACCAATGCACCCATTAAACAAAAATAAACGACCGAATCCGCTAGAGCCAACCACGGATAGCCTTTCGGCTGTATTTGCTTGGGTGTTTGGATGGCTGGTGAAGCTTCCGCAACTGGCTCAATACGCGGTGCATTGACTAAAAACATCTGCTTGCATCCCGCACATCTCGCCATCCGGCCAATAGGGAGATCGCCCTTGACCGTATGAGCGTGCCCGCATTTGTCACAGACGATTTGTGTTGATGTTGCTGTAATCATTTTTCGTTTGCGCCTAAAACTTCGAAATCAAAGATTAACACTGGACCAGGATACGATACTGGCGCAAGGTTTATTCCAATCTTGGTTACCCATACTCCGTTTGGTTCTGACAGTGTCCAATGTGTGCCGCTTTCGGGCTGCAACCATTCTGAGTTGTTTATCAATCGCTCTACTTGTGCAGACAAGTCGGGCAGTCCGTCAATCGATACCGATTTCCAAACATCTGGACTCATGGCGATAATCGCGTGAGCAGACGTCGACTTTGTAAAAACTACATTCAACGTAATCGTCGAAGTTCCAAACCCGCGCTCGACAGCAAGTGTTTGACCTTTGACAGCGATAGATGTGTTGTCTGGAATACCATCAAGCCGCTTCGTCTTTACAAAACTTCGTGCGGCAACTGGATCTGCAAGCGTTGAGGATGACTCAATAACTTCATTTTTCTGCAAGATCTCCGGTTTTGCATTACACCCTGCAAATCCCGCAGCTAACGCAGTCCCTATCAACATTTTATTAACGACAATCGGCACAGAATTAGCAACCGTTGTGACCAGACGTGTCAATTGAGTGAACAAACTAGCACCATCTTTCTTAATTAGTAACAACTTTGAAACTTGGGGTAAACATGAACTACGATTTGTGGGTTTACAATACATCAAACTATCAATTTACAGCGATCCATTTTGGATTATCTCGATCACAGTCAAAGCGTGTCTGGAATCGATGGGCGAAGTCGAATGATCTTCAATTACAAATGTGCGTTCCAATTCTGTGGCCTACGGGCCGCGAGCCTTCTTTCGCGGCTTGGAATCGTAATTTGCCTTCGATTCCGCAGCCTGTAACGCTTGCGTAGCTACTTTAACAGTCTTCCGTTTTCGATTGGTTTTAGTCTTTTCGATTGACTGATCTGGCAGCAATAACGCCGCAGGCTCCAACAAGTGAACCTTGCTTGCCGGACCAGCGATTTTAATCATCTGGTCTTTGACGTACTCAAGCCCTCTGATCAAAGTCGGCCATCCATCCATATCAACGCCACCGGTAGCTGCGGCCTCGTGATCCCCGGTTGCTTTCCTCGCAATCTCAGCAAGTAAGTCGAGGAAATCCGCCAGTTCGTTTAGTTTTTGTGTTGGGATCAGCACTTTAGGTTTAGACATGCAGACACTTTCCCAAAAAATTCTTCAAAGTCAATAAGCATTTGGCGTGCAAGGCTTTGCGTCCACTCTGTGTGCAAACATTGTATGTTTTGCGAATAAATGTTATTGACGTATGCACACACCCTACGTACATTTGCATTCGTCCTGGATTTGGACATGGATTGATGCAAGATGCTTTTCAGTTACTTACTTGAAAGGCATAGCAATGGACCCTACAGAAGAGTTGATCATGGTTTTAGATTGTCGCGCTGCGGCCAGAGTCATTACCCGAGTTCGGGAACGTGTTGAGACTGGGCTTTGCCTAGGAACCGACTCGAAAGGTTGTGAGTGCAGCAAGCCAGCCACTAAGCTTGGACTTTGCACATCTTGTTACTACGCATACCGAACCGAGCGAGCCAAAAAGACTACTCGCGAGGCCGCTATCTACGAAGCCCGGCTGATTCGCGCTGGCCGAGTACTGGGTCGTAATCAAGCCCGTGTTTACAAATCACGGAGCATTTTTCGAAAGATGGCGTAACTGATCTTCCCCGTCAACGGTGGCGGGTATTGCTGTCGGCTCCAAGCCGGTACGGATGCGGGCTTGAGGCCGACTTTTAATGGAATTTAAACGAGGAGCGAACGATGGTCGAAACGATTACATGGGTGAGTGTTGATAAAGAGCTGCCCGACGAGGACATCATGGTCTTGGTCAAGACAACTTCCTTGGGTGAGTCGGTTTGGTTTGGTTATCTCGATAGTGGTGTTTGGACATCGGCGGAAGGCTTTTTGGCTGTCGATGTCCGGTTCTGGGCAGAGATGCCCGCAGGTCCGAAGATCGAACAAACAAAGGATTTGAAATCATGGTCGCGTTGGTAGTTAAGCCAAAGTGGTTTCGGGTGGTCTTTTGTAACGATTCGATGGTGATCTACACCAACGGAATCAATTCGCAGCACGCGATTTCGAACGCGTGCGATACTCTTTTAGCAAAGACCGGTGAAGACTATCGCCGCGTCCCCTGTGTGGCCTATGAGTTAAAGAAAAGCTGGGTGAAACAATGATCGGAACTGTTAAACAATCGACAAAGGCAACTGCGAATCACACTCCTTACGTTCGCTGGATGAATCACCTCGATCTATTAGAATACGTGATTCCGATGGAGCGGGCCTCGTTTTCGCATCCCTGGACAGAGGCGGAATTTACTCGGGCTCTGCGGCAGAGGGACTGTATCGGCATGGTGTGCGAGGTCGGTGGCAAGATCGTTGGCTACATGATCTACGAGCTACATAAGAGCCATCTACATTTGCTCAACTTCGCGGTTGATGCCGAGCATCGTCGCAAGGGATGCGGATCAGCGATGATCGAGCGGCTTAGTTTCAAAATGTCCTATCACCTACGTTCGCGAATCACAGTCGAGGTCCGAGAAACCAACCTGCAAGCCCAGTTGTTTTTCAAGTCGCAGGACTTTCGCTGTGTCGTTGTTGTCAAAGACTTCTACGAGGAAGTCGACGAATCGATGTATTTGATGTTGCGTCAATTTAACGCCGATTTTGATTGCATAGGAGTCTGAGAACAATGGAAGTTACGTTGCTGTTTGCGGTTGGGATTTGGATGTATTTTTGTTGGGCAATTTACGAGGAATGATCATTTGCCGGGTGGCCGTGGTGGCTAGGTGGATCTTGAAAGTCCATCCGTTGGTTCGAATCCGACGCCCGGTACTAACACGCGTCGTTCGATGGCTTGCTCAAGTGGTTTTGGCAGGTTAGCGACTGGGTTCGGTCGCCGTGTGTTTTGGATAGTTTTTTTAACAGAATGGACTTTGTGATGTTAGTGCTAGGACGCTCTCGGGGTGAGGTAATTCGGATCGGTGATGATATACAAGTGATGGTCTGCGATGTCCTGGACGGACGGGTCAAGGTGGGTGTCGAGGCTCCTATGCGGGTTGCGATCCATCGTGAGGAAGTCTACCAGGATCTGCAACGTCAACGCGTTGATGCGGGGCTCAACAGTGCGGTGCGTAACGAGTGGCATTGCTGGCCGGAGAATCGACGCGAGATGCTCAAAGTGATCTATGGCGAGGCGTTGACGCCTCTGCGGGCTGCGGTGCTTGCTGCTGATTTTTTTGATAAGAGAATTGAACGAACAAACAACGGTATGCCGCCAAAATTTCGAACGATAACGGTGAGCGACGGTCGCGATCGGTTGGAAACGATCGAACTCAAAAAAGAGCTAAAGCCGTGCTGGGTCGCCAAGCGAAAGGCAGGTGCTCTATGACACGCCAAAAAACAATCCTTGCAAAGCTACTCAGCGATCGAAAGCCAAAGGGGACCAGACCGAAGCGGTCAGGATCCCGCGAGCATAAGTACCACGCAAAACCTACAGAGGTAGATGGGATTCGGTTTGCTTCGAAAAAAGAGGCTCGGCGATACAAAGAATTGCAACTATTAATACGGGCGGGAAAGATTTCGGGGCTTCGACGACAGGTCGCTTTCCCGGTTGTGATCAACGCAAAGTACATAGCTGATTTTGTGTACGTCGATCTTAAAACAGGTCTCGAAGTGGTCGAGGATTCCAAGGGCTACCGGACAGCGGTGTACAAGCAAAAGAAGCGGCTAATGCTCGCACAACATGGCATAGAGATTAAGGAGAGCTAGACATTATGCAACCGACACTTTTTGACATGGATGCGGCTCCGGTTTCCGGTGGTCATTACGACCATCAGCAGACGGACAAGCCACTCGCCCGCAATGCCGCTCGTAAAGAGGTGCCTGCGGAGTCTAAGGACGCCGGGTTGCGTAATCGTAACGCGGTACGCGATACGACCAAGCCACGACATGGTGGCGATCGTGATCGAGTGCTGGAGCGACTTCGGCAGCTCGGCTTGATGGGTGCGACGCGGGACGAGCTATCAATATCGATGGTGATGCCTTTAACAACGGTATGCGGTCGTGTCCGTGAGTTGCTTGACGTTTACATGATCATCGAGACGGACATGCGACGCGAGACGCGGCACGGAAAAACGGCGGTTGTCTTGCAATACCGAGGAGCTACCCAGTGATCGGAGTGTTACCACCACTCAGGCAGGATTGGGGAGACACCCCGATGCTCGAGATCGGTCGACAGATGGTCGCTGCCGGGCAACTCGATAGCGAGTCAATGGTCGAGTGTATGGCGCTCGTCGAATACCACAAATCACAACGCGAACGAGTGCGGTGGGCCGGACAATGTTCGGGTCGCTGCGACGTCAAAAAGATTACTGGCCGCAATGGTACCGAGGTATGCCCGCATACTTTCGAGCCATGCAACAAAAAAGA